ATTATAGTGCTCGTCCAGACCTCACCCGAAGCGGTGGTTCCGTTATTGCTGGCAGGGCTGCAATTCAACTTGCACCTGTTGCAGTTGGTTTAGTTGGAGCACATGTGATCCACTCGAAATTTGATGAACATGTAGTTCAGAAAGTACCAGAAGAAGAACGACGTGGATTCTGGCAGATGTTTGCATCTGGATTAACCGGTACTTTTGGTATCGGAAGCGGGTTATCTTTATAGTCTATGTACCACAGCATGGTACATGGAGCGGCAAAGACCCCGGCTATATTGGCGAATAAAAATGGATGATGGCAAATGGAGATTTGTTCCAGCCATTTATGATTTACATCGAGGACAGGTGGCTCACCCTGCCGGAGAAAAGGTCACCCTTTGGTGGCCATCACCTTGCGAGTTCAAAGTGAAGGAGGAAGAAGAATGATTTGTGAATCGTGTGGTTATCATGGCATTTGCCTTGTATGTTCGGACGAGGAGGAAGAAGAATGGTCGGAAGAGTTCGACCAAGATGAAATGTCAGCCGAAGTTGAGGCTGAAAATGGATATGGTGAAGAAGAATGATTGAATGTTGGAAACTTCACAAGTGGTACAAGATCCGTGACCCATCACGGGCGTTGTGTCCTCATTGTTGGAGACCGTTGAAATGAAATGTCCTGTCTGCAGAGCAGTCCTGGACATTTATGGGACGACTGAAAGTGTAGCCCCATGGCTATGCGAGTGCGAAGATAAATCTGCAGCACAATCTTCTCAACAACAGACCTTGTTGGAAGTAAAGAAACGGATTAGGATCCATCCTCTGGTTCCTAAGATTAGTGCAGAAATGCGGAGGCGATGGTTAAGAGCCAAGTATGTCATAAAACCGCACAACGAACAGAAACGACTTTAGTCGGTCGTTGTCGGTGGAGGGGCGGAGGAGATGGGAATGGTAGCCTGTCCTACCATGCAGCATGTCCGTAGGGAGTTCGAAGAAACTTCTTGAACGCTGGCGCTACGGGGCGAATTATTATAGAGTGATTTCTATTGGGCAATAGTATGGCCCGCAGAAAGACTACGAAAATTCAACCAGCAGTTACACGATTGTGGTTTCACATAGATCCAAACAGTACACGGAATTACGTGGATCTTAGTTTGGCGTGTTCTGCAGCCAACCGTCGCTTTTACAGGCAAGGTTTGCGGTGGGCAGTGGCGGGTATGACTTTGCATACCGGCAGCAACACCACTGGTGAGTTTGATGTTAGCAAAGTTCCAGATTCTTGGGTTGCAAAAAATGCATTTGAGAAATCTAAAATGCTTTGGATGAAATCTCAAGATCAAGTTCTTGATGATCAACCGAGTATCGCTGCACGATACCGGGATTTCAAAGTATTTCTTGACCAAGAAATGACTGCTGCTACCAAGCAGCCTGTCTCAGGTAATCCGGCAACTGATGATATGATTATGTTGCCTGTTGACAGGAACAACCAAATTGCTAAAACTGGCGAATGGATCTATTCCAGTATTCAGATGCCAGAAGATGGAGGTTCCTCAGCCCCCGATTCAGTCGTCTTACACTTTGTAGGCGCTGATTACACTATCGGGGCTGACCAAATTAGTAAGGGCATGATTCATGGATATGGATTATCCCGCAGCCGTCCAATGGATGTTGACCCCAATGTACCCACTGACGGCGGATGGATGAACGAAGTCTTTGATGTCGCAGACAACCTTGATGAGATTCGTGAAGACGTGATTGAAGAAAACAATGTTCCACCGTACCGTGTCGGCGGGCCGGATGATGCTGATCCAACTTTGGAGTATTATCCCGGCGGTGCGAACAATCAAACAGATGCTGCTCTTCATGCTGTAGCATTTGTTAGCGGCACAACTGTTGGCGGTAAGACACATGTTGATGGCGGTATGTTCAATTGTGGACTTATTCGGTTTGACTGGAATTTGACTCCGGTCACCGATACTGCAATGTTCTTGGCTATTGATTTAGTGCCGGGAACACACAAAGGATACATGGCGGAGGCTTACTGATGCCGGGTACTCCTGAAACAGAAATTGTCAAGGATGCGGTCACTACCGCTTCCGTTCTCAACCATTTGAAAAACAACCGCATCGAGTATTTACTCGTGATCGGTCTTGCACATCTCCTTGGTGTAAGCGACCGCATCCTGGCATCAGTATCGGGAGTGTGCTTCTGATGGCTTACAAATATGGAAAGACATTCAAGAAGAATGGAAAATTGGTTCGATACCGTTACACTAACGGTAAAAAATCGACCAAGAAACTTGTTGCGGTTAGCAAGAAGAAAGTGAACCGCAGACGTAAGAAGTGATACGAATGTGTCCCAAGTGCGGTTCTAACAAAATTGCTGGAGTCATTATTGATGATGATCCAAAGCAACCAATCATTCACTACATGTGCGAAGCATGTGGAACGGAGTGGGTTGAATGATACCGATTATAGAAGTTGTTTCCCATTTTGCGGGGAAGAAGTTTGATGAAATGGATACTTTTCACGTTAATCGGCAATTCGGTGGACCGAATTACAGAGTTATTGGCGAAGCACCAAGGACGCATTATACTACCGAAGGTGGCGGCTATTATAGTGCTCGTCCAGACCTCACCCGAAGCGGTGGTTCCGTTATTGCTGGCAGGGCTGCAATTCAACTTGCACCTGTTGCAGTTGGTTTAGTTGGAG